AAACATAAATTTTGAGAATGAAACAGTAAATTTTACTGTAAAAACATATCTTAATAAAACAGTAAAAGACTCTAAATTGAGTACTATAATTTCAGATAAACAATTTGGCATTAATACTTATCCTAATATAGGAAATACTAATGTTACTGAAAATTTATTTGAAAAATACATTTTAACTGGCAATATTTTACAAAATCTTGAATTATATCTAATTACTTTAGATGATTATAAAGATGCAACAATAATTTAGATTTTACTTATCTATATTATATAAATATTTATTGTATAAATTAATACATTTTAAATTTAAAATAAATCTAATTTCATTTATTTTTTACTCAAAAATGTATTAATTTTGTACATAAATAAAAATATGAACTAATATGAAAAAATAAAAATTATGGCAGTAGATACTAATGATTACGATATTAATTTAGATAATTATCCAGTAGTAGAAAATAATGATGATATTGATGATCCTTTTTTATCAGAAATAGATAAACAAGATGATACAATACCATCAGAAACAACTACTGATACTTTTTTAGATACAGAAACAGAAAAAGAAAGCAATAATGTAATTGCATCTTTACTTAGTCAAAAAGGAATTGTAGATTCTTCTAAGATTCAATTTCAAAATGAAGAAGGGGAATTAGAAGAGATAAATTTTAATGATTTATCTTTAGAAGAACAATTAGCAATTCTTTCAGAAGAAACATCAACACCTGAAATATCAGAACATGAAATGGATGTTTTAAATTTTATGCGTGAAAATAATGTTACTTTTGACGAAGTAATGCAATATGAAAAAGAAAAAGCAATTGCAGAATATATTGAACAAAATAAAGAAACTAATTATACAGTAGATGATTTAAGTAATGAGGAATTATATAGATATGATTTACAATCTAGATATCCAAATTTATCAGATGAAGAATTAGATGCAAAAATAGCACAAGAAATACTTCAACCTGATACTTTTACTAAAATGACTGATGCTTTAAGAACAGAATACAAAGGTTTAGAAGATGCACAACAACAAGAATTAGTTGAACAAAAAACACAAGAAAGTGAAAAAACTTATGATGCATTAGTAGAAACTATGGTAAAAGTAGCAGAAAATACTAATGATTTATATAGTTTAGATTTAGAAGATAATGATAAAGAAGAAGTATTATCATTTTTATTAGATAGAGATATTAATGGACAAAGTGAATTTGCTAAATTACTTGATAATCCAGAAGACTTATTTAAGTTAGCTTGGTTTGCAATTAAAGGTGCAGAGGCATTTGATGTAACACATGAATATTATAAAAAAGAAATAGATACGGTTAGAAAGCAGGGTTCTACCAAACCTCCAAGGACAGTGATAGTAAAGTCAGAGGAAAATACAGAAGATACTTATGGTATCTGGGATAAAAAATAAATCAATTAAAAAATTAATTAATTATGGCAATAATTGCTGAATTTACAACAGTAAAACCTGAATTAGCTCACTCTAAAACGTATGAAGATTTTTATAAATTTCTTGGTGCTCGTCCAACTCGTTTGGGTATCGTGTCTAAAATGTATGAACATTTAACTGCTTCATATTTAACAGAAGGACTAGGAAACATTATGTACAATAGTCAAAAAACAGGTTCTAAATTTCAAAAAATCAATTCTCTTATGTTTGAGTGAGAAATTGATGTTAACTTTATCAAACGTATAGAATTTGCAGCTGTTCCAACTGGAAATGGTGCTAATGGTTCTGATATTACCATGCAATTTACAGAACGTTATTTTGAACGTAATGATACTTTCATTATTGAAGAATCAAAACAACAATGTATTGTTATGGAAGCCCCAATTCGTAAATCAGATAATTTCTGGGAATATTCAGTAAGATTAATCGATTCAACTTATAAAGAAACTTTAGATTTTACATCATGTCAAATTGGTATGACTACTCGTTTCGTATCTAATATTCAACCAGAATATCATGAAGAAGGTTTTGCTAAATTCCAATCAAATATTGAAAAACATCGTAATTGGATTACTGAACATAGAGTTGATGTTAATTACTCTTCTCGTTATGCTTTAACCGAAGATGTATTCTTGAAAATCTCTAATGGAGAAGATGGTGGAGCTTACAAAGAAGCAATCTTTAAAATGCCTAAAGCAAAAGAACAAGCATTAGCTAGTTTCATGGAAGCTCGTAACAATGCTTTACTTTTACAAAAAGGTACTATGGATGTGAATGGTAAGTCTTCAATCATTGACAAATTAGGTCGTCCATTGATTGCTGGTGATGGAGCAATCCCTCAAATTAATCGTTTTGCAGGTAAATATAATTACTCTAAATTAAGTGTAGCTGTATTTAATAAAGCCATTACTACAATGACTCAAAAAGCTTCTTCTCCAGGTGGAAATACATTTGTATTTGTATGTAATGAGGTAGCTTATGCTGATGTTCAAACTACATTAGCTGAATACTTAAACAACTTCAAAGTATTAAATTCTTACATCTACTCACAAGCAGAAGGGAAAACTATTAAAGTTGGTGCTACTTATAGTTCTTATGAATTCTTAAATAACACAATCGTATTCAAAGTAGATCGTGCTTTATCTCGTGAATATCCAAATAAAGGTTATGCAATCTTAGTAGATTTAACTGCTGATAAAGCAAGTGGTCAACCAGCATTACAATTATTCTCTTTAAAAGGCGCTGAATTTACAAGTAATACTTTAGCTGGTGTTGGTGGTCTTGATGGTGCAACTTCAGGTGTAGTTTCTACTCCAGTTGCAGGTAGCAAATTAATCAATAGTGGATTTGCAGGTATTGGGGTATTTACACCGTATAGAGCGTTCGTACTTTGTCAATCATAATCAATATAGAAATATTTGATTAAATATCTGATTATAGTAATATTTAAAATATATTCTAAATCATTTTGTTTTACCACATAAGTTTCGTAACTTTGCATATTATTAAAATAAATATGGAGAAATACAAAATTAAAAATAATCACTATTTATATAAAATTACCAATGTAATAACTAAAGAATATTATTTAGGTGTAAGAAGTTGTGATTGTGAAGTAAAAAAAGATAGATATATGGGTTCAAGTCAAGTTTGGACTAAGGAATATATTAAAGATAATAAACAAAATCTTAAGAAGGAGATTCTAAATGAATTTCCTTCGAGAGAAGAAGCAGATATTAATGAAGTTATATTATTAAAAGAGAATGAACATAATTCTTTATGTATCAATATTTTATATGATTCAATTCCTAGTTGGTTGGGTAAAAAACAATCTGAGGAACATATAAATAAACGGAAATTATGTGGTGAAAGAAATGGTATGTTTGGTAAACATCATACAGATGAAGTTAAATTTCAAATTTCTGAATCACTTAAAGGACGTACTATTACAGAAGAAACTAGAGAAAAGATGTGTAAAGCTCAAAAAGGTAGAGTAATAACAGATGAAACTAAAGAAAAACTTAGAATTGCTAAAGAAGTTAAGAAATTAATTATAGATACAATTACTAATGAACAATGGGTTATGGGTTTAAAGTCATTTGCCGCTGAACATAATTTAGTTTATACAAGTTTACGTTATGCTGAAAAAAATAAAACTTTATATAAAAAACGATACAAAGTAGAATGCATTAATGATGCGGCCTTCATTGGTAACAATGATTGCAAATTGGGTGAAAACGGGGAATAACCAGAAGTGGTCAATCCCGTCGGAAGTTTGGGAAAACTAATTAAAGTACCAAAAACCGCTAACGACTAATAGGTGAGTATAGTAAACAATAATCCTAACACGAGTGCCCGACCTCTTTATTTAGAGAGGATGATATAGTCTGAGCAATGGTATAACAAAAGAAGCCATTGAATTAAGGGATAAAGAGCCTTTAAGATAACAACACTGACAGAAGCTTCGTACTTATGCAAAACTAGGATTAAGTTTAAATAATCCAAAATTAAAATATAACTGCTACATAAATCGTGTAGCAGTTATATTTATTAGATAATAAAATATAAAAAATAGATATGTAGTTTAACTACTACTTAAATTAAAAATGAATTAATATGAATGATAATATTATTATTATAAGAAGTGTATTTGGAAAAGTTGAACAATCATTCTTTATCCAACCATGTCCTAATCCAAAAACTGGTCAATTACCTGCACATGTAAAACCAATAAATTCAAATGGGGATATGATTTTATCTGAAAAAGATAGAACTGAGATGAGTCAAGGTGCAATATTTATTGCCGCTGATGAAGCAATTGAAATAGTTGATGGAACTATGTTCGATTTAGACAATGATTATCAAAAAGCAAGATGGGAAGCTATTCAATATTCTAAACTGATTGCAAAAGAGAGAACCGCTACTAATGAACAAGGTGAATTCCTTATTGATGGTGGTCAAAAAAGATATGGAATTGCAGATTTATATATACAACGTCCAGGAGAAGATACTAAGATTAAAAATACTAAAAAACGTTTAGTTATTAAAGCTCAAAATTTTGTTTTAGAAGATTCACAAGAAGGTAGAGTTACAAAATGTAAATTACTTGGTAAAGAAATGGGTAGTGCACATTACAGTGATGTTGAAGATTACTTATTAAGTATTGCAGAAAAAACCCCAAATAAAATTATTGATTTGTATACAGGTACAGATACAGAAATTCGTATGTTATTAATTGATGCTTTAAAAGCAGGAGTTATATTAATTAAATCAGGTATTTATACCTATGGTGATTATGTAAATCTTGGTGTAACTGAAAATGCAGCTATTGCATGGTTAAAACAACAAGGAAATGCTAAATTAGTTGCAGAAATTAACTCTGAAACATACCCAAATTATAATAAAGTAGAGAAACCAATCTCTAAAAAATAATATCATTCATTAACCTAATTAACCAATGACAGCAAACCAAGTATTCGAAGCAGCTTTAACAGAGGTAAATAAAACTGGTGCTCCAAGTTTATTATTAGAGGATTATAATTATTTTATCAATAAAGCTATTAATGTTTTTATTAATAAAGGTTATAATGCTTATGATATAAATCAGCAGAAATCAGATGATTTAAGAGTGTTAAAAAGTACTGCTGTTTTAACTCCAAAATTACAAAATGTATATCCTACTATTTCTGGTTCGGGGTCAACAGCAGTATCAAATTCTCAATTATTTAAAGCAACATATGAGGTAAATCTGCCAGATGATTATTTTCATATTTTAAATTGTTTAGTTGAATATAATGTTAAAAAACGATTTAAATGTTATAATGAAGGAACGTATATACAATTTGGGGCTAAACGATTAACAGGGGATATGTGATCACAAGTTATAAATAATTATTATATGAGACCTACATATAATAACCCCTATTTCTATATTCATAATGTAAATATACAAAATACATTTCCTACACAAGATACTCAAAAACCTTTAGTAGTAGATAATTTTACTGATATTTCAAATATAGGGCCTTTAACATTGAAAGGATATTATAAAATAAATACTGTAGGAAAAACAAATCAAACTACATATTATTATACTTCTGAACCAATTACGAGAAAAATTATTACTGGAACTTTTACAGTAGGAGGACAAGATGTATTATTAAAAACTCCTACTACATATACAAGAACTACAGGAAATTTTATTACTGATGGTTTACAAATTAATGATTTGGTATATATAGCAACTGGTGGTCCAGCTTTAACAGCAAGAATACTTGAAGTTACAGAACTTGTAATTACATTAGATACTTATTCAAATTCGCAAACTACTTTTATAGGTGATATATATGCTTATTTAAATTTAAATAAAGTTGATCCAGATTTTAATATGAATTTAGTAGAAAAAGAAGAAGAAATGAGATATGGAAACACTAATGCTGTAAGAATGGAACTTCGTTTTGGAAAAGATGATACTGTTTTTAAACCAACAAGTGTTTATGTAGATTATTTAAAAACTCCTCAATATATAAGATTAACACCAGATCAAGTTGATGCAGTAGAAGATACTTCTCAAATATTAGAATTTCCTGATTATGTAGTTCAAGAAATTGTAAATGAATTAGTTGTTTTATTAATGGAAAATGCCGGTGATCAAAGATTACAAACGACTATTCCTATAAACCAATCAATAGCTAATCCTGCACAACAACAACCTCAAGGAAAAAGATAAGATTCGTACTATTATTTAGTACATTAAAAGATTAAGAGGAAACTCTATTAACAAAAATAAAAAAAAACAATATGTTTCAATTCACAACAGAAACCATTATTAATTCAAATGTAGATTCAAGTGGTGCTACTAAATTTTTCGCAAATGGTAACACTTTTAGTGTACTACGTGCAGGTAATTATAAATCTTCAGAAGTAGTAAGTGTATTTAAAAATCCTTATTCAGCTGCTGTTAAAGAAACTTTAGTAACTACTATTACGGGTAATCCTGTAGTTGGTCAAATCTATCGTTTAGCTTTAGATATTAAATTATCTGGTTCAGCTAATTCAGAATATGCAAATGATTTTGTAGTTCGTTCAAAAAGATTCTTCTATGAAGTTAAAGCAGCTACAACAGTAGCAGCAGACTTAGCAACTTTATTTACAACAGCTGTATTAAAAGAAGCAACTGTAACTGGTTTCTCTTTATTTACTGTTAGTAATGCAGGTGCAGTTATAACAATAACTTCAGGTACAGAATATCAACGTTTCAAAAAAGCAGAAATTCAAACTTTACTTGATGGAACAGTAGTTAACGGAGCAGTTCTTACTGGTTATGATAACTATAATGTTTATCAAGATTTAATTGCAACTGGTGCAGTAACAGCTGGAAAACAAGGATTTGGTACAACTACATGGTTGACTAAAAACTTACGTTTACCAACTATTGATCGTACTAATTGGACTGCAATTGGTCAAGAAGAACTTCCTGCTGCAGGTGGACAATATACACAATATTCTATTCGTAGTGCTATCAAACGTAGTGTTACAGGAATGGGAGCAGTAGGTCAAGAAATGACATCTATTGTAACTGCTATTTTCTATGTATTATCAACTGTAACTACAGCTTTTGAATCAGCTATGACAACTGCTGGATTAACTATACTTAATGCACAACCTGCTACTGGTAATGAATTCATTGTAACTACTCCTGATACAACTATTGCTGTAGGAGACTTTACTACTTTAACACCTCAAGGTGCAGTTGGTGCAGTAACTTATGCAGTGTCTGATGCAACTAAATTTGCTTCTGTAAATGCTAATGGTGTAACTAGTGTTGCTTTAGCACCAGGCGCAAACATTGTTACAGTTACTGATTCACTTGGAAATACAGGAACTATTACAATCAATGTAATTGCCTAATATTAACATTTTCTAATCACCACTAAATTGCGGGCAGGGAACTTCCTGTTCGCAATTTTTTATTTAAATTAAACTATGATTATACAAAAACAAGCATCTGCAATCTGAAATGATGTAGTAGGTGGATTAGAAGGTTTAAGATCTACTCCTGCAATATCTATGGATCAATTAGAAGATGATGTAGTAGATACACGTTTACAAGTTATAAAAGAATATTCTACTAAAAATCTTTTACCTATTAGAGATTTAATGGATTCAATAAATTGCATACAAGTCGATTGTATGAGTTTAGATAAATGCTGTATTGCAATCAATAATCACAGCAAACCTATCTCTCATTTTGAAATACCACAATTAGTTAATGATTTTGGAGAACAAGCAATTGGATTTTTAGGAAGTACAGATAAAATGATACATTTTAAGGCTTATACTAATAGAATGTTTAAATATCATAAAACCAAATTTAGAGGTGCGGATAAACCTTATGTTTATATTGAAACTACTCCAAATAAAAATAATTTATATGATTGTTGAATTTTTAATGCTCCTTTATTAAAACAATTAACTATTATAGGTATTTTTAAAGATCCTAGGCAAGTAGAACAATATTCATGTTGTACAGAAGATTCTGATAATATGACATTTATAAATAAAGAAGTAAGAAAAAGACTTACGCAAGAAAAATTATACTACTACCGACAAATGGTAGCTCAACCTCAACCGAATACTCAAGTAGCACATTAAAATGGATAATACACTAAACTTTTATACTGCATATTCACATTTATATGATGTATATGGAGTCGAAATAAATGAAGATTTATTTGAGACACTAGGTATGGTGGCTTGAAATAAAATAGGAAATAGGCAATCTAGAATATACAGTATTCAATTAAAACCAGAACCTAATACAATTGGAGGATGATCTATTGAATTACCTTGTAATGTAGATTCTATAGAAACAGTTACTGCTAATTATGAAGATTATCAAAAAACTAGTCCAACTCAAAATTTTCCAGGAATATTAAGTATGCCTACAGAAAATCATATTGAATTTGAAAAATATGGAACAAATGATCTTTATATATCAGGAAAATTTTTAAAATATAGACAAGTTGGAAATACTTTAACATTCACAGAACCATATAATGTAGTTAATATATTATATAAAGGAACTTATGCAGATGAAGATGGATTACCTTATTTAAATATTAAAGAAGTAGATGCAATTGCTTTATATATTGTATATACTGATGGTTTTAAAAAGGCTAGACAAACTCATGATCAAGCTACTCAACAAATGGCTATGCTTGATAAACAGTTATGGGATAAAGCTTGTAGTGCTGCAAGAGTTCCAATGACTATTTCACAAAATGAAATGAATGAAATTTTAGATGCTAATACATCTTGGAATAGAAAAATGTACGGAAAAAGTTTCAAACCAATTCAGTAGTAGTATTAAATGATGAAAATTATATTGAACTTTAATTAAAGAATAAAAAATTATGAATTATGCAACAGGATATGGAATATCTCCTAAAGAATTATATACTACTTTTAAATTAGAAAATATAACTACTCCACAATCTCAATTATGAGATAAAAGTAAGAAAAAAGTCTGTGGTAAGATATTTACATATTGTATGTTGCAAATTCTTAATGATATTATAGATAATAATGTTATTTTTCAATTACCAGTTAATACTGAAGCATATATTGAAATGACAAGTATTACAGGAGATGATTTTAAAAAGGCTAGACAAAATGGAGCATTTGAAGATATAAATTTAACTACATCTCATTTTACAGGAAATCAACTTGTCTATAGAGCAAAACGTACTGGTTATTGAAAATTAAAACCTATTAAAGTTAGTAAGGTTTTAAAAAATAGAATAACTGAGCACACAAATAATGGAAAAAACTATAACTAATGGTAAAAACAATTGAAGATTATATACAAATAGTTCATAATCAATTTCCACAGTTAACAGAGAAAGAAATTAAAAAGATCATTACATTTGGATTTAGAATGTATCACTTTGTAAATAAAATGGGTTGTGATGTTCTAATTAAAGATGATATGACAACAAAATATACTATGTTTACTGGGCAATTAGGATATTGCCCTTTAAAACATTATAATAGAGGACTTTTCAAATGAAGAATGAAGGAAAGGATGTTATATAGATTAAAGAAGATTGAATGAGATGGTTATTACTATTTTGGGGTTAATGAGGAAAAATATCAGGATATTAATAAACAATTATTGAATAAAAAGATAAAAAATATAAAAATTGGTAGAACATTTTTCTATAAAGTTTTTAAAGAAATAGAACATGATCATGCAATAAAGCATGTATTTAAAATTAAATACCCAATAGATTGTGGTTATAAATTTATAATTAATAATTTTATAACTAAAGAATTAGAGTATATTGGGATAAACGAAATAAAAATATGGGACAAGAAACAATCTCAAGTTTCACTGGTGGACTTATCAGTGACTTAAATCCAATAACTACACCTAAAACAGTACTCACAGATTGTCTTAATGGATCACTTTTAACAATGAATGGTAATGAACTTATATTACAAAATGATATGGGCAATACTACAATTGGTGATGCTAAATTATCAAATGGATTTATCCCATTAGGTGTTAAAGAATCTGGAGGTATTGTTTATATAGTATCATATAGTCCTTCACAAGGTAAAACTGAAATTGGTAGTTTTCCTAGTCCAAATTATTTGGATGCAACTATAATATCAACTACACCAGATCCATCAAATATAATTACAAAACAAGTAATTATTCCAGGAGAATTTATACCTAGTACAGATATTAATAATACTGGAAAAACTATTTATCTATCAGATCATGAACTTTCTGTTGGAGAACCTTTTATGGTTATATTAAATTTAGATGAAACAACTGAAAAACCATTAATAAGTAATTTAATTGGTAATAGAAATTACTACATTCCAAAACTTATAAGTATTACTGCTTCAGGTGAAATAGATATAACTGATAAAGTTTCAATTCAAAAATACTATGATAATAAATCTACAGATAATTTCTGGTTTTTATCAAAACCTATATCTAATACATTTCAAGAATATATTACAGCAAATTTAACTCAAAGGTATAAAAATATTAAATCTGGAATATTAGGTATTAGATTTGATTTAGAAAGTATTGATAAATTTCATATTAAATCAGACAATAATGGAAATTATTTTCCAATTTTAAAATATGTAAATGTAGATCAAAGTTATACAGTAAATTTTGATGGATTTTATATAGAACATCCTAGTTTATTTAAATGTAATAAAATTAGTATGATTTATCATATATATGATAATATAACTGGAGCCTTAGATTCATCTAATGTATCTAATCCTTTTATAATAGAAAATACAACAACAACTATAGGACATCGATTACTTACTGATAGTAATTCAATTGTTGCAACTAATATTGTATCTGATATTAATAATGTAATTCCAAGAAAATTTGAAATAGCTATTCCAAATAAGAATAAAACTATGGAATATACAATAATACCATCTAATTCTTATTATGATTATGAATTTACAAAATTTATAATAAGTGATAGAATAGATTTATCAAAAGATGCATTAACTTGGGGATTAAAACCTTATTTAGCTCTTATAACTGTACCTGATCCTAGTTATGCTGAACTAATTGATGATACCAAACTTAGTACATATTTATTTTTATATAATTTAACACACCCATCTGTAGTTAATAGTACTGGATCTACAATTAGTTTAGTAACAGATGCATTTACAATAACAACAATATCTAATATTGAAAAAACTATTACAATTCCTAATTTAGCATTAAATATGATAGCACCCGATTCAGGTGATTTTACTGGGAGTGTAACTTATTCTTTATTTATAAATAATGATGCACGTTTAATTTTAGCAATGAACACATTTACAGGAGTTCATAATGCTAATTATTATAATTTCGGAACCTCCTTTGCATTTCAGGATGATGGAAAAAAAGATAATAGTTATGTTCTACAAATAGATGTAAACTATGATGATATTGATTCTACAAATGTAACATCAGAAATGACTCTATCAACTCCTATAAATTTAACTTATGGTAATACATCTGGTTATAAAATACATCCATTAATTGGAAGTTTTGGTTACTTAAATAACCTAGTTATAAAATTAGATAAAAATAATGTATCTATCATAAATAGTGGGTTAAAACAAGCTATTTATAAATATATTAATTATACAGGTGATATAAGTAACTATGAACAAATAGGGACTTTTACAATAAATGATAATAATATTGCTGTATTAACACCACATGAATCTGATTTAATAACAGTGAGAACTCTAAATATAGTTTAATTATGAAAAATCTACCAAATTTATCTATAGAAAAACAACTATATTTATCTTATATTCCAAAAGAAGGTACATTATCAAATGTTTATAATCCTTTAAGAAATTTATTAACTAATGATGGAGTTATAAATAACTTTACAACTTCAAATTTAGATTTAGATTTAAATTCACCTATTAATATAGAAATTCAACCTTCTTTTGATGGGAGTGTTAATTTAATAATAAATAATGATAAGATAAAACCTAAATTAATTAATTCTAGATTTTCAGTTCAAGAAAATAATACATATACAATTATAGATCATAAAGGTAATAAAGATACTAATTTATATGAAGATTTGCAATTAGATCTTGATACTAGATTATATAAAACTATTAATCAAATTCCTTCATTAGAATTTGAAGGTTTAACTATTAATGGTAAAATGAAATGTGGTGGTTATCATTTTTATTTTAAATTTACTGATAATGATGGAAATGAAACTGATTTTATATCAGAATCTGGTCTAGTAACTTGTCATATTGGTAATCTTAATGATCCATTCTCTATACGAATGGGAATGCAAAATGAAGATTCTAAAAAAGCAATTAAATTTAAACTTACTAATTTAGATACTTCTTTTGATTTTATTAAAGTGTATTATACAAGAACAACATCTGATAGTAGTCAACAAGATGTAACAACAGCACATTTAATTGATAATAAATATGTAATTAATGGTAATATCGCTGAAATACTAATAAGTGGATTTGAAAATGTTATAGATATATCATTAACTGATATAAATCCTTTATATGAAATTGCAAATTCTGTTAAAGCACAAGCTCAATGTCAGAATATGTTATTTTTTGGAAATATATTTAAACCTGAAATACCTTATCAAGAACTAGAAGATTTAAGTTTACAATTTATACCTAAATTAGCTAATAAAGAATCTATTGGTAATTTAGATGGTAGTTATAATGATAAATCAGGACAAAAATTATTTGAATATTATAATACAAAAAATATTTATTACAATTTAGGATTATGACCTGAAGAATATTATAGATTAGGTATTGTATATTTATTAAATGATTATACATTATCACCAGTTTTTAATACTAGAGGTTTAGATTTTACTAATTATAATTATCAAAATTATTCTGTATTTACAGATGAAACTAAATTAATACGTAATTATATAAATGTGGATGAATCAAATTATTTAGTAAATAAATTAAATACTTTTGAAAATTCAAAAGGAGTTATTAAATTAAATAAAGAACAAGTGATATTTTCTGATGGTGTAAAACCAATTGGATTAAGTTTTAATATATCTTCTGAAACTATAACAGAATTAAAAAAATATACTAAAGGATTTTTTATTGTTAGACAAGAACGTATTCCTACTATATATGCGCAAGGATTAAATATTAGTAAAACAGAAAAAGATTATGGAAATATTCCAGTATTAAGAATAGATGGAAAAGGTATTACTCAATCATTTCTTACCCCAAAATTATTACTAGGGACAACACAATTAACAACTACTAATATTTCAAATAAAGCAGCTATAGTTCCTGAAGCTGAAATAAGAGAATCATTATTTAGTCAATTATTTACATCTTCTGAATATAAATTAACAAGTGCTTTTGAACAGAGTGAATTACTAACACAAGTAAATAATAATTTTATAATAGATAGAAATGTAACTTTATCAAATGATAATATAAGATCATCATTATTAACTATGGTTAAAGATGGTTTAAAATTAACTACAAATGGTACTGATTATTTTTCAGCAAAATCAGGAGAAGCAGAGGAAGCTTGATTAACAAATGATTTAACTAATCAATGAACTACTAAAGATGATCCAAGTGATTTAAATGAAACTGCTGCAAAAGTAAATGATCCATTGACAACAAGTTCTAATTTAATTAGAGGAATGTATGGATCATATGTTGGATTATCTAATGGATCATTAGAATTTGGGACTATTTTCAATGTAGGGGTTATATTTAATGTAAGACCTATAGATTTTAGTAATTCTGATGACTATAAATTAAATATGTTTAAAGTAAGAATGGATTCATCTGAACCATATTCTGCAGTTAGTGATAGACTTTCTTGAGATACTTTTATTAGTAATGGTTTAAATGTATATAGAGGTGATTGTTTTGTCTGTAATTTTACACATAGAATGAATCGTAATTTTATTGATCCAGATTTACCAACAAATACTAAAATAATAGATGTAAATACTTGAAAAAAGAATTATACTGTTTATCAAGATGGTGTTGCAGATAATTTAGCTGCTAATAGAGTTTTAATTAGTTATAAACAAAAAGGAACTGATACACCTATTGAACCTTCAGATGCTAGTTATGCAAATAAAGGATCTGGTGTAAGTTCTTTATTGGGTGGTGGTGATGATTCCTATAAAATTAAAGGTGCTGATAAAATAAATAGAGCAGATGTAAATAGTGTTCAATTAGGTCAATGAGTTACTTTTAAAGTTATGTCTAATATAAATTTATCTATGCGAGATATAGATTATAGTAATACTGCAGAAGAAGCTATATTTGGACATAAACGTAGTTTTTACCCATTACAACCAATGTCTTCAGAAGGTCCATTTAAATTACCAGATTCTTCTGTAATAAACGGAGCTGCTAATTTAACATTATCAGAACGTAAAAACTTTATTATACCTGATGTGCCATTTATTAAAAATAAATTTGATACAAGAATTTTATATTCTGATATACATGTAACAGATGCATTTAAAAATGGTTATAGAGTATTTGAAGGAGGGCATTATCAAGATTATACTAAAACATATGGATCTATAGTAGATTTAAAAGAATGGTATGGAAGTTTATTTTGTACTATGGAACATGGTTGTTTATTAATACCTGTAAATGAAAGGGCTATAGCTGCAGAAGGTGCAGGTGGAAATGCTTATATTAATACTTCAAATGTATTACCTGAAAATCCAAGAGTTATATCTGATTTATTTGGAAGTACATGACAAGAATCAATTATTAAAACAAAAACAGGTATCTATGGTTTAGATACAGTAGCTAAAAAAATCTGATGTGCTACTTCTGGTGGAGATGGGAATATACAATTAGAAACTATATCTGATTTAAAAGTTCAAAAATTTTTAAATGATAATATAAATTTAAAAGAAGCTGATAAAATTCCTACAATGGGATTAAAAAATGTAAAAACTCATTATAATAAAAATAAAGGAGATATATTATTTACATTTTATAATGGAATTAAAGAATGAAATTTATGTTATAATGAAAATCTTAAGAAATTTATTACATTCTATTCATGAACTCCAAGTCATTCTGCTAATATTGATAATATATTTTTTACTTTTGATAAAAAATCAAGTAAGAATAATCTAAAATTAGATGCAAATAATAATATCTTAAAAAGTACCAATGGTTTAATGAGTCCAATTACTGGAGTTGTTGATAATAAAATTTGAAAACATGGTCAATCTGGTATATATGATAATCAAGGATTAATAATGCCTACAAATTGGTATGGCGAATTACACCCATTTGAATTTGAATTTGTAGTAGCAGATATACCAATTGCACAAAAGATTTTTAATAATTTAAAATTAATTAGTAATAAAGTTGAACCTGAATCATTTGAATTTGAAATTGTTGGGGAAAGTTATGATTGATTTGAAATTAAAGATTTAATTATCTGAATAAATAATCAAGTAAAATCTTATTCAACTACAAATTCTCATTTTGTTGACTTACCAACGGCATATAAATACATTCTAGGATTAAATTTATCAGAAATTGAACAAATATATCCTAATTTTATTAGACCTTTCTCAAAAGAAGATACTTTATATGATCTATATAAATTTCCTAAATTACCATACTTAAATAGAATTAGAAAATCTAATGGTTTATGAGAAGCTAATTCTGCAAATGTAGAATTAAGAGTAGATGATCTATTAAATGAAGACAGAATTCATACTCAACAAAATGCTAATAATATGAAAAAATATGGCAGAGTAAAAGGTAATATGCAATATAAAGAAGATGTCTGAGATGTAGAAATTAGACCAATAACTTTTAAATATGCTTATTTAAAAAATGGCATTTTAAACTATACAGTAGGTAAAGAATTAAGAATTAGAGATAAATATGTAAAAATTAGAGTTAAATATACAGGAAAAGATTTAACTATTATACAAGCAATTAAAACAAATTTTACAATAAGTTATGCATAACATTAAAAAATATCAATGAGGTGGAACCCCATATAAAGATAACCAACAAACTAGTAATGTTTGGGATTCTGCACAAGATAATATTGGAAGTATCTTAGGTAATAATTATAAAAGTTTAATTAGTGCTGTACAACCTAAAAAATTATCAATAGATTTATCAGGATTTAAAACATCTTTACCAGAAATTAAACCTATTAATTCTGCATTAACAGAAGATACAGCAAGACAAACTCGTCTTGCTGGTAATAAAAATTCATTTTTAAGTAGTGTATCTAAATATGGAAATCTTGCTGGAGACTTATCTGCATCTATGCCAAATGCTAATAATAATCAAGGTACAAATGCTTTAAATACAGCAACAGATGCAATATCTGATACTATGATGACAGTTAATCCCGTAATTGGTGGGGCTATGAAAGTTGCTGGATTTGCAAATAAAGGTCTTTCTGCTATAACTGGCGGGGCAACAACTATTAATGATGCTAGTAATGTGGGAGATCAATTATTAAGTAGTGATGTAATGGCATTAACTCCTGTTGGATTAGTAAATTCATTGACTAAAAAGAAAGTTGCAGGTTCAAGTTCAGCATTAGCACAAAGTGCAGCAAGTTCTGCTTATGGTGCAAGTGATGTATCTAAAAAAACTGAAATTGGTGGAGTATCTAATTTCTTTAGTAAATTATTTGGCGGTAAAGATTTAGTGAAAAGTAAACAAAAAGAAACAGCTAGAATTAATAGTGAAAATGCACAGAAAGCAACTAATCTTAGAACAAATGCATTTCAAGATCAAGCTAGAACACAAACAATACAAAATACAGGAGTTAATAATCAATCTGTTTTAAATAATTTTGATCCATCAAAAGTATTATTATCAAAAAGAGGTTCTAAATTAGAAAAACTTAAAGAACTTAAAAATAAATCAAAAAATATTAAAAGCAGTCAACATGGTTCTGCACTAGATGTAATTGAATTAGATAAAAAAGGTGGAGATGTAAATGTTATTCCAAGTGGTGCATTACATGCTAGAATAAATAATCTAGAAGATACTAATGATGAAATGACTAAAAAAGGTATTCCTGTTATTAATATAGCTAAAAAAGGAGATGTTTTAGAATTTGAAAAAGATGGTAAAACTCCTAAAGTATTAGCAGTAGGTGGTGAAGTTATTCAACATGCAGAAATTGAACGTGATGAAGTTATTCTTCATTTATCATTAACAAATCAACTTGAAAAACTTAAAAAAAATAATACACTAGAATCTGCAATAGAAGCTGGTAAATTACTTTCAAAAGAATTAATGGAGAATATAGAAGATAATACTGGTTTAATTGATAAAGTAACAGAAAATGAAAATTAAAATTGGAGAACAAGAATATAATGTTCAAATAGCAGAAACAGAAGAAGAAAAAGAAAATGGATTACAACATACTAGGTATCTTCCAAATAATGAAGGAATGTTATTTGTATATGATGAACCTGATGAAGTTAGTTTTTGAATGAAAGATACTCCTTTAGCATTAGATATAATTTTTATTAATGATGATTATGAAGTTACATCTATACATAAAGGAGAACCTAATTCTGAAACTCCTATGACAGGTCAAGATGTTAAATTTGTTTTAGAATTAAATGTAAATTCTGAAGTTAAAATTGGAGATGAATTAGAATTTCCAGATGATAAACAATCCATTAGTAAAATGTTAGTATTAAATGAAAAAGGAGATACTCAAATGGAATTAGATGGAGGAGAAAGAATTTTTAGTAGACCAAATACTAAAACTCTTATTAAAATGGCTAATAAAGCATATTTATCAAAAAAAGATTCAGATTATAAAGCATTAGGACTTAAAGTTTTTAAATTTTTAGAAATACAAGATAATAACAAAGCGGAATTCGTAGAACCGCCAACTAAAAAAGAATAATATGGATTTAAAAGAAAAATTATCAGAACATTTTACAGTAGAAGAAGTTGTTTCATCCCCTACTGCTGAAAAGTATAAAATTAATAATGAACCTTCTATCTCACAGTGAGTTAGAATTAAATCATTAATTACAAATTTGTTAGAACCATCTAGAGTTGCATTAGGACATCCATTCATAGTAAATTCTATATTTAGATCTACAAAATTAAATGAAAGAGTAAAAGGTTCAGGAACTTCACAACATTGTGCAAATAATGGTGCAGCTGCTGATATTGAATGCCCTGAATTAGGTAATGACGTATTATTTACTTATTTACTTGAACATACTGATTTTGATCAATTAATTTGAGAATATGGAACAACAAAATCTCCTGATTGAGTGCATGTTAGTTATGATTCACATAGATTAAATAGAAAACAAGCATTAAGATGTACAAAAGATAAGAATGGTAATCCTAAATATATTTCCTATAAAAAATAGTTAATATCTTTTTTATTACAAAAAATATGAGTAAATTTGCAACAATATATATCAATAAATCTTTAAAGAAAAATTAAATTATGAATTTCAAAGTTAAAAAATACCAAGAAGGTGGAGCTGCTCCTGCAGCAGACGATCAAGCTGCTGCTCCTGCACAAGGTGCTCAAGATCAAGGTGGGGCTCCTGCAGAACAAGGGCAAGATCCTATGATGCAAATTGTACAAGCTGCTGCACAAGCAGTTCAAGCTAAAGATCCTAATATGGCATTACAAGTTTGTCAAGCTTTAGTGCAATTAGTACAACAAGCCCAAGGTGGTGGAGCTAATGGTGCAGGTGGGGAACAACCACAACCAGCACCTACTTACCAAAGAAAAGGTGGTGTTATTAGTAGAATAAAATAAGAAAAAAGGGAGAAATCCCTTTTTTTTATTATTCAACTGAGAACCAATTTAAAAAATAGTATGAATGAATTACAAATAACACATGAAGATATTACTGGAAAAATGTCAAAACCGGTAAGACAATTAAAAAATAATCAATTAATTAAACTCTGAAAATCTTCTAAAGAAGCTGAAAAAGAAGGAGGATTTAACCCATCATCTATAAGAGATGTTTGTTCTGGAAGACGAAAAGTACATAAAGGATTTGAATGGGAATATGATAATGAAGAAGATATTTTTTCACAAAAAAATGGAAATGTGGGTATAAAAAAACCTATACAATGTATTTACCCTAATGGAGATATAGAAATCTTTGAATCTAAAAAAGATGTTTCTGTAAAATTAAATTTAAAAGAAACAACTGTACAAAATATAGTATTAAACAAAACCAAACAAAAACAACTTTTCACATTAAGTTATAAACATGGCACAAATTAAAAAATTACAAAAAGGAGGGGGTATTTCAAATACTACACCAACACCACCTATAGATACTAATAGTATTACATATAAAGGAGTTAATTTTGATAAAAATTCATTAATAAATAGTTATAAAGATTATCTAAAAACAACTGCTCAAAATAATGTAACTGGTTTTGGACAAGCTGATCAATATAAAGATATTGATGAACATTTAAATAAAAGAATAGGTGATTTACAAAACTCTACAGTTATAAATGAAAATCCAAATTTTACTACAGCTCCTGTACAAGTTAATGGAATTACAGGGTTAAATAAATTTTTAGATAGTGGTGATAAATCAAAATCGCAACAATTTGAAAATGAAGCATTTTATAATTTTCTTAATAAATCTGTTGAATTAAATAAACAATCACCTACATCTACAACTACTACAGGAGATGATAAATATCATCGTTTTAATTCAATTATTGGGAGTATTATTCATAATGATTATGGAAATAAAGAAGAAGGATTTAAAACTGGGTGAAGTACTATAGACCCAACTGCAAAAAAAGCTAGAGTAAAACAAGCAATAGTTACAGAATTAACAAATCTTAAAAATTCTGGAGATAAAAAAGTTTTAGGATTAGATGAAGAAACTGCAACAAAATTAAAAAATGGAGATGCAGATAAATATATTACTGAAATACCAGGAGCTACTGATAAACGCTTAGCTGAAATAGCTGGACATTTAGGATTAAATACTGAGTTATCTGATTTATTACAACCTACAACAACAGAAGTAGAAAATAAACGATTAGCAGATGCAACAGCACAGGCTACAGCAGATGCAAATGCATTGACTGCTACTAATACTGCTTTAGCACATCAAACTTTACTTGATAAAATTAATGCTCGTAAAGCCTATAATATAAAAGTAAAAGCATTTAATGCTGCAAATCAAGCAAATGCAGATAAATATAATTTACAAAAGAATAAAGCATTTAATATAACACATACACCAGAATCTGGTACTGGTACAGTAAATGAGTTACTTGATCCGAATAAATGAACAGGTGCTGGTGCATTAGATACATTATCTTTAGCTGGTGATGCTGCTAGTTTTATACCAGGAGTTGGGGCAATAGGGGGATTAGTAGCTACTGGTGCTACTTTAGGTTCTGATTTAATGAGGGGTAAAGATACAGGAGAAATTGTAAAGAATTTAGGTATGAATTTAGGATTTACAGCTTTATCTTTATTACCTGGAATTGGTGGAGCTACTAAATTAGCTAGTAAAGCAGCATTAGAATCTGCAAAAGTGGCACATGGTATAAAAACTGTAGAAGAGTTAGCTAAAATTGAAAAAGCAGCTAATGCAGTTATTACATCAGAAAAAGCTGTATCAGGTGGAATTAAGACTGCTAAAGTACTTGAAGCTGAAAAAGCTTTAGAAGGTGTAGAAAAAATGAGAGAAGCTAGTACAATAGCTGAAAAAGTTGTAAATACTGGATCTACATTAGCTGAGAAACATGGAATGCCTACAATAATAAAAGCTGCTAATAAAGTAGCTTCTATTGCAAATCCAAATGCATTAGGTTTATTAGGGACTGTTGGTAGAACTGGATTAGTAGGTACAGGTTTATATGGTGGATATCAAGCAGGTAAACAAACTATTCAAGATATTACAACTGGATATAATCAATCTGATAAAGAGGGAAATGATGTTTTAGAAAATATTAAAGGAGGTTTAGGAAATATTTCTGCAAATGATGCAAAAGGATTACTTTATGGAGTAATGGCTGGAAAAGGTCTATATAATAGAGCATTAAGAGGTGCAGGTACAAATATTGCAAAAGGAGAGATAAATAATGCATCTGAAGTTGGATCAAAAGTTAATTTAAAAGGATTACCTGAAGGAGTTAATAAAGAAGTATTAATTAAAGATATGAAAAATCCTAAAGTGGATATTGATGCACATCTAGATTTACAAAAAGTTCCAAAACTATCTGAAATTGAAACTTTAAAAACTCAACCTTCACCAGAAAATGAAATTAAAATTGCTGAATTAACTAAACAAGTAGATGCTTTAGAAGCTGCTAAAAATACAGCAACTGTAGATAGGACATCTTCTATAAAAAGTAAATTAGGTGTTAATACTACTAAAGAACAATATGATCCTAATGAAAGAGTTCTTAAAACAGAAGTAGATCCTAGATCTTGGTATACTCAAAAATTTCAACAAAAAGCAATAAATAAAATTAATGCTCGTGAAAATACATATAAATTAGGTATGGATGAATCTGATGCAAAATTAAAAAAATTACGAGATTTAGTAGAAACAAAAGAAACACCTGTTACAACAAAACCTATAGTAATTGAAAAACCAATTGAAGTAAAACCTGAAAGTATAGAAACAAAAAAAGTATCACAACCACAAGAAGATACAATTAGAAAAGAAAGAAAACCTTTACCAGAAGTTAGTGCTTCTCAAAAGAAAATTAATAAGACTAAAGCTAAAGAAGCAATGACTAGATTAAAAGATACAGGAAAAATTAAACCTAGTTTAAAACAAGGTGGTTTAATACCAATGTTTCAAAATTCTGGAATATTAAAATTTCAAAGAACTCCAACAAATGATTATAATCCTTGGGAATCTCCACTATATAAAGATGATATAAATAAAAGTAATAAAGCTAACTGGATAGCAGGTAATGCATCAAATGCAACTTCATTTACTTATAAAGCACCTGCATTAGTACCTGGGAAAGTTTTACCAGAAGTAACTGTTGTTGGAAAAAAATCTTTGATCACTACTAAAAATCCATTAGTTAATACATTTATAAAACCAACTGCAATAACTCCAGTAAGTAATAATTTAACTATACCAAATATTGCAGAACCTATAAAATATTTAGCAGGGCAAGCAACTAATAAACAAAATTTACAAACAGCTATAGAACATCTTACTCCAGTATTAGATACTCCATTTCAAAAAGCTACTGTAGATAAAAATTGGTTACCTATTCAAGAACAAACTAATAGAACTGCAGTAGAAACACAAAGAATAGCTTCAAAACCAATGACTTCAAATGCTAGTTTACAAGCAGCATCTAATTTAGAAGGTGCAACTAAAGCAAATGAAATTAGAACACAAGGTACTGAAAAAGCATGAGGAGTTCAAGAAGAAAATAAACAAAATGCCAATGCTGTTGCAAATGAAAATGCACAATTAAGAAATGCAACTGCTAATAAAAATCTTGCTACAATGTCAGCATACAGAGGTGTTATTGGTAATTTAGTTGCTGGAAAAAGGATGCAAGATTATGCTAATCTTACTAAATTTATTGATGCTACATCTAAAAGAATTACTGATAGAAATATAGTTAAATATGAGTATGATATAAATGCACAAAAACAAGGTTTAATAGATACATATAAAACTAGTTTAAAACCATTACAAGATAAATTTGATTTTGAATATGGAACATCTGGAGAAAATGTAGTTAATACACCAGAATATAAAACTTGGCAAGAACAACAACAAGGTTTAAAACCTGGAGATTATGGATATTATTCATGAGAATCTAATAAAAATGCAGTAAATAGAGATGCATATACTAATAGAATGACTGAATTAAACAGAAATCTATCTAATACACAAAAAAGAGCTATGGAAACTTATGATATAAGTTCACAAGGTCTTAATAAATATTATGATCCTACTGGGTATACAATTAAAAAACCTAATTGATTTCCTACATTTGGAAATACACCTGCAAAATTTAAAAAAGGTGGTTCAGTAGATACTATAACTCCAGGACAAAAATATGAAATTGAAATTTTGAAATTAAAACAAAAAGATAAAGAACACGGAGATAAAAATTTTCAAACAACATTAGATAGAACTGATAAAAATACTTCTAAAGTATTGGATGGTTTATCTAAAGAAAAATTAATGTTATTAAAAACAGTATTAGGAACTAAATAATGAAATTCAATATACAAAAATTACAACAAGGGGGAGGTATGCCATTCGTGTCATACCAACCTTTTGACTATAATCCACAAACTCAGACTGCACCTAAACAAAGTGCTCCAGCAAAAACTGAAGAAAAAAGTGGTACAGATTTACTTTCAAAAGAAGTAATAAATGAAATTATTAAAACTGGTATGCCTAATGAAGTTGAAACATTTTTAAAACAATTGAAACAAGTTGAAAATAGTGGGCCTTTTACATCTAGTTTTGATACTAATAAATTATATGATTTAGCAGCAAAAGGTAATCAAATAATTACTAATTCTAAATTAATGGGTGAAGCTACTACTAAAGCATATGAAAATGGAGGTTTAGATGAATTAGCAGTTACTTCTACTGGAGGATTATATGTTAGAGATTCAGAAGGTTCTTTATCAACTGTTAGTATGGGGGATTTTGCTAAAAATAGAGATAAATACCAAGCTTTAAGTGTTAATGATTTAAGTCAAGCAAGACGGTATGATACTAAATTATCGTTTGATAAAACTATCATATCTACTGTACAAAATGCAATTGGTATTGATAAAGTTTCTGATCATATTGTAGAAGTACTTAAAAAATTAGGATCAGAAACTACTGAATCTAATAGGTATCAAAGTGGTAGTGATTATTATAAAAATGCTTTTCAAAAAGGAGTAACATCTTTAGGTGGGAAACAACCTACAGAATCACAAACAGAGGGTCTTAAACAATTAAGTACAATGTATAATAAAATGGGTAATGAAGGAATCCTAAATATTAAAACTGAAAATGAAACTCAAAGAAATCATATAAAAGATGCTTCAGCTTATATTTTAGCAACTATGTCCCCTAATGCAGTTAATTTATTAAAAGCTAGGGCTATTGTTAATGGTACAAGTGCTTCTCCAGAAAACCTTATTGCAGTTGCATTTGAATCCTTTACTAATGATAAACATACTTCTAATATAGGTTATGAAGCAGATATATCAAAATTAGGAACTGGAGTTAAAGGAACTGCAGAAAAAACTTATAATCAAACTCCAATGGAACAAATTATTAATGGGGATTTGAACACTACTACAATGAGTTTAATAAATCCTGATAAATCTAATTATGGTATGATTTTAAAAGGATCTATGATTGGTAAATTACCAGATATAAATGGTAAACCATTACCAATGGCTCCTTTAGGTAGAGTTTTAGATAGTGGTTTAGGGGTAGCTGTTGATCAAAATAATATGTTTTTTGGAGATAAAGGAATTAAACCGTATGAAAAAGATCAAATTATATATGGTGGAGGTGAAGCAATTAAAACTATGGTTCCAGTAGATGTAAATGGACATCCTAATTTAAAAGCATTAGAACAATTTGAATCTGCTGAAAAATCTATTGCTTCAAAAGGATTAACAACTCCAGAACAAAAAAATGCTGAATATGCTAAATATGGTTTACAAGGGATTCAATTAGGTACAGATGGTAAATTAACAACTATGTCTACTAAATATTTAAAACCTTTTATTGTAACTCATGGTTATAGTACAAATGGAGTAGCATCCGCATTAAATAATGATTATACACATACAGTAGATTCATCTGAACAAAAAGGAGTAACAACAATGTTGCAAGGAATTTATAATAAATATAAATTAACTTTTCCAGCAGCACCTACATTTACATCAAATAAAATAGTACAAGCACCAATATTTATGCCTATTTTACAAGGAGCACAAAATACAGTATCTGCTTATGAAGGACATGGAAGTGTTGTTCATGCAAATACATTATTCGAAGATATACAACGACAACCAAGTTCTGCTACAGGTAGAACAGGTGCAGACATTTTACACCAATAATATGAATGAAATACAAAAACCGAACGATATGTTCGTTTCTACAGTTTTAAATCCACAAGCAAATTTATTAGAGTTATCCCAAGCTGGGGTAACTCCAGATAATACAGCTTTATTACCAATGGATGAATATAAAGAGACAAGTTTTGCAAAGAAAACTTTTACAGATGATAAAGGTAATTTTAATAATGCCGCTTTTCAAAATGCTTATGTAACTGCTGCAAATAACTTTAAATCATTAACTGATACAAGTTATATACAAAATTTACAAAAAGATGCAGAATATGCACCTGATAGTAGATTTAAACCAGTGGGAGCTAAAGAACAAGATTTATCAGTAGGTTTACAATTAATTAAAAATCCATATCATACACAACAGGGTATTACTTCTATGTATGGTACTACAGAATCTAATTGAAGTGTTAGAGAACTTGCTCAAAATAGTAAAATATTTGATACAGAAACTGGTAAATTTACAGATAAATCAGCAAATGATTTAGGATTATTAGGAAGTATATTTAATAAAGATACTTTAGTATATGCACAGTATGATGAAGATGGTAAACATATGGATACTGATACAGGCAGACAAGTATCTCATAAAAAAGGTGAATATAAAATTGATCCTACAGGTAATTTTTACACAGAAACTTTAGGTAATAGAGAAATCTATGGAAAAGAAACTGTTAATTCATTAGATTTATTAACTAAAGATGGTGAATTTTTAAATAGTGTAGATTTTTTTGACTCTGATGGTAAAAATAAAAGTGCTTGGGGAACTACATTTAAAATTGCTGCAAAAATTGCTCCATTTTTAATATCTTATAAAGGTTTTAATAATATATATGGTGGTCTTTCTGCTGCTGTAGGATTAGCATCTGCTATGCCAGTATTATATAAATCAATTGAAGGTATTCTTACAGGTGAAGATGATATTAATAAACAATCAGGAGCTTGGAATTTAGCTAATAAAACTGAAAGTTTTATGGGTAAATTTGGTACTAGCACTTCTGATGAAGGATCTCAAGGTATGTTTAATTATGAACAAATTGGGGGAATGGTATCAAGTGTATTTGGTCAAATTTATGAACAAAGAGCTATGGCAGGTTTATCTAATTTATTTAAATCAACAAGTTTAAGTAAAACAGAAGCAGAAGAAATGGCAAGATTTCAAGGAGCATTTGTTGGTAAATTACAATCATTAGAAGCAGAGGGCAAAACTGTAGATGCTGTTAAATTATATAAAGATGCTGTAAATTTAAATCCAGCAATGAAAGCAATGGGGGAAAAACAATCTGAAATTGCTAAAGCATTATCTTTAGGATATATGGCATTAACAACCTCAACTGATGTCTATTCTGATGCTATTAAAGGTGGGTATGATAGACGTACAGCAGGTACTGCATTTTGATTAGCTGCTGCTGGACAATATGGAATTATGATGAATAATAAAATGTCTACTTGGTTTTTAGATAAAACTGTTGGTTTTTCTGAAGAAACTAATAGATCTTTAGTTAAAAAAGCTTTAATGCCAGTAATGGATAAAATTGCTGAAGGAACTAATTTATTAGAATCTAATCCAATATTAGGTCAAAATGTACTTAAAAAAGCAATTACATCTGGTAAAAATGCTTTATATAATGTATTTAATGAAGCATCAAATGGTGGTTTAAGAGGATATTGGGAAGTATCTATGATTGAAGGTGTAGAAGAAGTAACTGAACAAATGGTTATGGATGCTACAAAAGGAGCTATAGATGTTGCTAGTTCATTAGGATTAACTAAAAAACAAGGTTCATTTGGTGGGTGGGATACTGTATTCTCAAAAGCAGGATTAGAAAATTATGTTTCTAACTTAGTTGGAGGTATGATTGGAGGACCTATGTTTAAAATGAATGAAAAATTAATTGAACCAATGTTTAAAGGTGGTATTGCACAACCTGAAGATGAATATTCAATGTATTCAATGATAGCTAATGGTAAAACTGATGAAGCACTTACTATGGCTGAAAATATGAGAGGGTATGTAGGTAATAAATTTTTAGCAACTGGTACTACTACAATAGATGGTAAACAAATTTTTAATGCAGCAGGTGATGCTAAAACTCATGCAGATTTAATTGTAGATGGTACAAAAGAATATATAAGAACTTTAGATAGTATTTTTAATCAAGAAGGATTAAAAGTAGATGATACATCTTTATTTAATAAGGCATTATTAAATCAATATATGATTCCAGAATTAGAAAAATCTGGTGTTGATAAATTAATTATTAGTGATTTTAATAAAACAGCTGGTCAAATAGTACAACTTAGATCTGAACTTAAAGATTTAGAAAGTGCACCAGTTACTGCAGAAGGTGCTACTGGAATTGCATTAAAAAAAGCTGAATTAGATGAAAAAAGATTATCAATTCAAGAAATAACAAATGGTGATAAATCAGATGATTATTTAATGAAATCTTTATTGTATTTAATTCCAGATATGCATAAACCTTTTATTGCACTTAATAAAGAGCAATATACTCAAGCTAATTATGATAAAAGTTATTTTGATTTACCTGACAGTGGTGTTGGAGTTACAAAAAAATCTGTAACAACTAATTTTGATGAATATATTAAAAATCCAGATATTGTTTCTAATTTAGATACTATTTTAGGAGCATATAAAAATGCACAAGGTATATTTTCAAATACAATTAAAGAATATGCAGAAAGTAAATATAAAGATGTTCGCTCTGCTGCATTTAAAAATTTATATAATTTAACTGGTCAATTTGATTTAGTAGAAAATTTTAAAGCAAATAATGGGGCATTTAGAGAAATTTCTAAATCTGCTGCTAATAATAACTTGAAAAACTTCTCAGTAAATGATATGTTTGATTATGATATTAATGAATATTTAGGTAAAGAAGGATTAATTGATAATAGTATAGTAATTGATCCTGCAAATGATCCTATAGCAGAAAAATATAAAACTTTTGTACAACAAATACCAATGCAAGAGATGAATGTGAAATTTTTACAAGATACTGTTAAAGATTTCTTTGCAAATATTATTAGTGAAGGTAATAATAAAGAATATTTATTAGAAACTACTCCTGAAAATATTGCTACTGCTTCACCAGAAGCTATTGCATTTAGAACTAATTTTAATGCTTTACAAGATAAATATTATAAACCATTACAAAATTACAATAAACCATTACAAAAATTTGATTTTCAATTAAAAATGTTAGTGAATGCTTTATCTGAAAGTAAAGTTAGTACAATTGATAATGAAGTTTTAATAGGTATTAATAAAAAATTAACAGCATCTTTTAATGAAAGTAAAAAATCATTAAATAATGAATTGAAATCTCCAACTATACAAACTAATATTGGAGATATGAGTTTAGATAATATTTTAGGTATTATATCTGAAGCTACTATTCCAGATCCTACTTCTACTGATTTTCAATTTAATGATAGTAGTGCAATAAATGTAAGATTACAAGAAAAAATTGATGCAGGACAAACTCATTCAGAAGCTGTGGCAGAAGTTAAAGGTGAACTTAAACAATTTATAAAAAATAAATTTAAAAGTGAAATAAATCCACTAAGTGAAAATGATTACTTATTAGGTGAATTAACTAATAGTCAAAAAACTATTGATAACTATATAGATGATCAATTTAAATTAAATGATACTTTTGATAAGTTTGATAAATATGTTTCAAAGAAAACTGCTATTGCTAATCCATTATATGATTTTCTAAGAAAATTACAATTAAAATTAGATAAAGGAACTTCAAAAACTGTATTTAATATATTAGAGGATGAAGATAATTTGTTATCTATGTCTATTATAGATGATTATTTAAAATCAGATTTTACTTTAGGACAAATTAATAGTGCAATAACTACTATTGAAATGGCTAAATCTATATTAACTGGTATGTATACTAAACAAGGAGCATTAATAGATGGTAAAGAAACTATGTATGGTTTTAATTATGCTATGCAAAATTATCTTAAAAAATATAAAGAATCTACAGGTTTAGACAATTATGCAATAATAAAATCAGAAGATGCTTCTTTAATTAATACAGATTTAAATAATTTATTATCTAAATTAGTATTCTTAAAAGATTTATCTAATTCTAATACTGAATCTAAAGCAAAAGAACACATACTTTCTAGAGAAAATATGGATAAATTATTTTTAGATTTATTAGATAAGCAAGATTTTCAATACAAAGGTAAACCATTAATTGCAGATAAAGATACTATTTTAAATCTTCCGATAAGTCAAGAAGCTAAATTACTTAAATGTCAAGATAGTATTTTTGAAAATTTCAAAGACACTCTTCCAGAAAATTATGCTGCTGGATTAGAAGAAATTTTTAAAGATTTTGATTTTAATGCAGTATTTAATGGGGATAGTAATGGAATTTCTTCTACTACACAAGTTCTATCACAATATGATATATTCATAAATATGTTAACAAATCTTTCTTTACGTTCTACAGAAGTACAAGAAAGAAATAAACGTATTATAGAATCTCCTGAATTTAATTATGCTCCTTTTTATGGACAAGAATATGCAGCAAAAATAGCTTTAGCATTAGTTAAAAATCCTAAATTATTTTATGAAGCTCAAGAATTAATTTATAGAAAAGTTAATGGAGAACAATCACAACTTAAACCTGGTGCATTTAATCTTATGTCAATTACAGGTGTTGCTGGATCAGGTAAAACTTCAGTAGTAGGGCAATTTATTTTAAAATACATGTTACAAGATGATGCAAAATCAAACATTATTATAAGTTCACCAACTGCAACGCAAACTAAAGGATTACAAAATTCTTTATTATCTACTTTTTCAGAGGATGAAGTTAAAAAATTAAATCAAACAACTAAAACAACAGAAGAAATCTTTAATAAATTTTTACAATTTAATTATGCAGATTTTAAAAATGAGATTAAAACAGTATCATTTGGTAATAAGAAAACTTATAAATTCTTTGATGAAGTTGAAATAAATGGCAATACTACATTAGTATTAAAAAATAATCAAATCAATTATAAATATCTAAATAAATTAGATACTCCAAAAGCTATTTTCTTAGATGAAGGTACTCATTATAATAGTTTAGAATTAGCATTATTTGCTAATATTTCAAAGAAATTTGGATTTCCATTTATTATATTTGGAGATAAAACTCAAAATGGAGCAATGATTAATAATAATTCTTTTAATTTAAATAGAATATTTACTTTAAATTCTCCTGTTCTTACATCATCTATACGAGCATCTAATATTCATCAACATGATAATAATTTTAAACTTGCATTAGCTAGTAGTAGTGTTATTAGAGCAGTAGCAATGAGTCCTGGTTTAGATCCTGAATTAGATCAAGAAAATGCTGTTAAAAGATTAGATGAATTAGATATTACTTTAAATTATTTTCAAGATAAAAATGTATTTAATGGTGGGAAAATTGTAAGTTCTATTACTGATGAAGATTTAACAACTATAAAAGAAGCTTTAGATAGAACTTTAATTGATAATCCAACTGCAAAAGTAGGAATAATTACTGATAAAGGAGAAATAGATGATAATTTAGTTATTCAATTAGCAAAAGTTGGTATTACTCCTGATCATTATATATTCTATTCATCGGATAATAATGGTACTAATCCAATGCAAGGTAACCAAGAAGAATTTATGATTATTGATAAGGATTTAACTATAAATTCTAATAATAGGATTGAAACTTTCTTTCAAGATATGAATACATTAGGTAGTAGAGCTTTTCAAGGTTCTTTAATTCTTGATAAAAATGGTATATTAAATCAATTTAATATTAAAAATAAAAAAGAAGATTATACTTCAGAAAGAAGATTAGGAGAAAAGATTATAAATGATGTTAAAGAATTAAGAAAAAAAGATTTTGTAGATATGGGAATCAAAGACTATATCCCAACAACTACTATTACTCCAGTTGTAAAAAATCCTATAACTACTCAACAACCTATTGTAGATAAAAAATTACAAGATAAATTAGATGAATTAAAAAATCCATTAGTTATAGTGAATAATTTTGGTAAAAAAGAAACTGCAGAGACAGATACAGATGGAATTACTAAAAATCTAACGCCAGAAGAACGAAAGAATAATTTAATGATTCATGCTTTTTATAATCATTTGTCTGTACCAGTTGATGAACATCAACATTTATTAGAACAAACTGGAAATGAAAACTTACAATTACTTAGTCATAACAATGGAGATTTATTTGATTCAAAATTAGTAAATACTTTTATAGAATTTAAAAATATAGTATCTTTGTATTACGATAATGAAGAAATTTTAACAAAATTGTTAATTGGAGATTCAATAAAAGAATCTAAATTTACAGACTTAATGTCTAAGTTAGGTATTACAGATGTAAATTTATTAATATCTTCAATGAAATCTAATATAAAAGTTGTTGGAAATAGATATATAAATAATATAGATGATCCTAGATTTAAAGCTGGATTTGATGCTACTAAAACTTTAACAGGGGATGGAAATATTGGAGATGATATATTTCTTAGATTAGTCTTAAAATTAAATTTAGAGAATAATAAAGTAGGTTATATAACAATAGGTGCATTACCAACATTAGATACTTTAACAAAATCTTTTACATCTAAAACTGGTATAGTAGACCAAGAAACAATAGATTTATTTAGTAGTATGAATAAAAAAGTTAATACTACATTATTAAATAATGATACTGACCAATCTACAACTAATAAAAATCCTATTATAGAATTAGATTTTAATGGTGACATAGTTAGAAAATTTACATCTGGTTTAAGATTTATTGAATCATCACAAAATATATCAGCCGATAGTTTACAAATACTTCACCCTGATATTAAAATTGAGACACAAATTACAAATGGAATTGAAACTATTCCAATATTTGGAGGTTTAAATGTATATAAAAATGATTCTTATAATGATCAAACTATAGAACAAACTATATTAAAATATGGTTATAATCGCGATCCAAAATATAGAATTGATGCAGATACATTAGCAAGTTATAGGTCTAGACCTTATGTAATTGTATCTTTTAGTGGAGAAAATGGAAATGAATTTAAAAAACTTATTGTATTAACTCCAAAAACTAGAGGATATGAAGATTTAACATCTGAATTTAAAGAAATAAAAGATAATTTATATGATAAGGAAGAAAAATTTGAAAATATTAATAATAATTATTCTTTTAATGTAAGTAAATTATTTAGCAAATATACTGGATTTGAGATGTTTTATAATATAAAATCTAGTAATATAAATAATATGCAATCAATTGTTGAATTATTTAAATCTCAAATTAATAAATTTTATGCTGGTAATACAACTAAAATTAATAAAATTAATGGTGAGTTAGATTTATTAAATAAATTTAATTCTCCTGCAGAATTTACTAAATATATAAAAGATAATGTATTAGCTTTTCCAGAATTTAATGTTGGCCAAATAATAATGACTACTTTAGATGCAATGGATAAATCTTCTGATAAAGAAATTTTTAAAGATACAATAGAAACTATTAAAAATTCTTTAACATCTAAAAATGGTCAAGATTTAGTTTATGCTTATAATGGAAGACCTTATTCATTAGGTATAACAGAAGATATGTTAGGTATTAGTATTGATGATTTAAAATATTTTGAAATGAATATTATACCTGAAATGCCTAGATATGTAGTAGATTTTAGTAATATTAATATAAATCAAAAAGTATTAAATATTCCAGTAAATCCTATTGTTAATAATAATTCTGGAACTGATAATTACATAACAAAAGCAGAAATTAGTACTCAAGGAGATTTAGATATTTATGTTACAGGAGAATCTGGACAAAAATTTAGAATAAATGTTAATCCTACTGGAGTTTATGATATACATCTAATCAATAAATTTGATGATAGTTATCATTTATCAATAGAACCGTATACAGATACACAGATTCATAATCTTGTAACTAAATATGTATCAACTGATACACAAAGTATGATTGATAAATGGATTCAATATAGTAATGATAATTCAACATTAGAACAATTCCGTATATTTAAAAATGAGGAATTAGAACCTTATATATCTAAATTAAATAAAAATCCAGAAATACTTCTACCTGAAATTTTACCACCAAATGTAGATGAAAAAACTAATTATATAAATAATTTATCTAATAAAGCTATTGAAAATAATTTAACTAATAATTTAATTCCTGCATTAACTTCAAGATTTAATATTGCAGATATTAATAATTATTACAAAAGTATTTATTATGGAGATTTCTATGAAAAATTAATGAATTATAAAACTGATTTATCTAATATATTAAGTAAATTAAATGTAGTTGATGGTAATTTCCAACCTACTGGTGAAACACCTATAGAAGAAGTTATTAAAAATGTTAAAGACTCATTTAGTACTTTAATTGATCCACTTTTAAAAGGTATACAAAATTATCAAGAAGTTATGGGTGAAGAAGTAAAAGATGCTAGACTTAGAAAAGTAAAAATGGATTTAATTAATGAATTAACATTAGATCTAAAATTAAAAGATTGTTAAAAATAAAAATAATAAATAAATGGCAAATTGCACAGTATCAAAAAAAGGATATACAATAGATTTTTTAAAAGAATCTGTAGTAGATGTGATAGCAAAAGGGGGAGATTTATATTCTCCCCTTTTAGCACTTAAAACAGACCTTGAAGAAGAGTTAAATACAAATGAATATTTGGATATTGATGATTATCTTCAATCAATAAAATCAGCAGTAAAAGATTATAATCAAACTGCTGAAAAAAAGTTATACTTTGATAAAAATATATTTAATATTAAATTAGAGAATTTAACTAAAACTAAAGCATCAACATCTAAAGAATTAACTATTAAAGATAATGTTGCAAATTTATTTACTAACAAATCTAATGCATATAATTATTTTATTAATGAATTTAATAATAATATGATTGAAGCTTCTTTAATGAATAAAAAAGATAGTCAAATTGTTGATACTGAGGATAAATTAAATGCTTATATAGTAGATTTAAAAAATAAATTATATAATACATTACAAACTTATTTAGGTTTAGAATCTAAACCATTATATGATGAAGTTGGTAATTTAACAGAAGAAATTGTAAATTATAATGATATATTATCTAAATTTGCAGTAGATAATTTTTCTCCATTTTTTACTGAAGATTTACAAGATACAATGATAAGACATCATTTAGATGCTTATAATGCAGCTGTAACTTTGAATAATTTTGATGCTTTAGTAAGTAATACATTTTCTAGTATTGTAAAAATTGATTATAGATATAAAGGATTTTTAGAAAATGGGAATGGAACAAAATATAGTTTTGATGAAAAATCTATTGAAACACAATATTGGAAAAAAGATAATCATTCTACAAAAGCTGCTAGTTTAGTTAGTTCAAACTTAATTAAGGTTTTTACTAACAATATTCCATTATATGATAAATTAGGTAAAAGAATTCATGGACAATACTTTGGAATGAGTAGATTATACAATTTTGCAGCTTTAATTAAACAATTAGAATTTGGTAATACAAATAAATCTTTTTCTTCTAATCCTACAAAATTATTAGAACATTATTTAAAAAATTATAATAATTATACAGCATTAAAAGAGAATGCAGATATTGCATATTCTTTACAAAATTATATTTATGGTAATCATGGTGTAGCTGATATCTTTTTAGATAGTAATTATAAACTATCTGGAAATACTACTAATATTATGAATATTGAGGCATTATTTGCTTTCGAAATAAATAAAGTATTTTCTCCTAGTTATGGTGTGTATAATAATAATACTTTAGAAATTAAGGATTTTAGTAATTATCAAAAAGTAACTAGTGTTGTAAAAGATTTAATTGGGTCTACAATTATATTAAAAGTACCTGATCCAATTAGTCCAGATAAATATAAACTAGCATTTGATAATTTATATAATGCTGATCATAAAGTGTATATAAATGGAACTAGTAAAGCAGTTACTAATTTAGATATAAATGATTTAAGAACTTCTGAATTTAAAAAATATTTTTTAAAATTAACAGGTATACAATTAACTAATAGTTTATATAAAGCTATTAGTAAACAAAAACAATCAGGTGCTGAATGGGAATCAGTAGCAGTTATTAAAAAAGTTATAGAATTAACTAATTCTATAGCAAAAGATACTCAAACTGAAATGAATGGAGATAATAATCCTACAGTTATTGCTGATATTAATAATAGATTTAGTGAAGATACTAATTATAATAGTTTAGCAAATGCATATGTAGATACATTAATGTATATACCAATTCAAAGCATTCGTAACAGTGAAGGTAGTGAGATACCTTTATATAGACAAACAAGTTTTACTGCAAATGATAAAAATACTATTGAAAATAATGTTCATCCTGATGAAAATTTCTTTGCAGCTAATCCAACTTTATTAAAAAATACTATTATTAGATTAGAAGGAACTTCAGAAGAATCTGATACTGGTAAAAATTCAGCTAAATTTACAGCAGAAGAAGGCATTTTTTCAGCATTCTTTGCTGATTATTTAAGTAGTTATTTAAATAATAAAAGTGTTGTAGTTCAACCTTTTCCTTATTCAGATAAATCAACTGATTCTTTAAAACAAGTTTCTATAAATACAGATGTTGCCATTAATGGTCAATTAGTTACAAATATTATTGTTGATGCTTATTCTAAATTAGGTGTGAAAATTGATAATACTAATTATAAAATTTCTAAATTTGATGATACTATTAAAAATATTAATACTTTTTTATCTGGCAAAAGTATGCAGGAATTAAAAGCATTAGGTTTAAAAGATGGCTTACATTTTAAATTTGAAGGAAAAACAGCTAAATTAAATACTCAAATTATAACAAATGTAAAAACTAAATTAGAAAATTTATCTATTAAAGAATTAGAACATTTACATTATTATTATAATAATACTTATTTTACTGAATTAAATAAAAGAATGATGAATACTTGGACTACTTTAATAGGTAAACTTCCAGGCGGGACTAAAGCATTAAATACTAAATTAGCTAAATTAGAATATTCTGATATTTATAAATTATTATTAAAAAATCCAGGGATTGAATTAACTGAAGGATTACATTATGTAGTTTATAATGATAAAGGTAAAAAGAAAATTCAATTAAATAATTCTTTTTTAGATTATGTAAAAAATAATAGCACTAAAGAAGCATTTGATAAATGGAATTTAGATAATAAAGTAAAATCTTTATTAGATTTAAATAAACTAACTGATATTAATAATATATTTAATCCATATAATTTTAATCAAGATTTAGCAATAATTAGAGGAACATTAACTACTCCAGAGGAAAAAGTTAATTTTGATCGTACAACTTCTACTAGTAATTTTGATACATTACTTGAATTTTATCCGATAGCTATGAATTTTAGTGGACAATGGGTAGGAATTGATTTTCAATCAGAACAATTTGATATAGCAATGAAAAAATTGAAATCTGGTAGTTCTGATGTAATAATTAATCCTCTTATAGATAAATTTATTCAATTTACTAATTTTACTAAAGATCAATATTCTTCTTTAACTACAAAACATGAATATCTATATGTTGCAAAAGTTAATATGAATGAGAATATAGATATTGAAAATTCTATGAGATATAAAGTATTATCTAAACGTATGGTTGGTCATCCAGGTACTATACAACCTTATATGCAAGGATTAATTAATGGTATTCCTAGTAAATATAATGTTTCAATTGTAGAAGATGCAGCATTTCCAGTATTTAATTATTCTGGAGATTTTAAAAAACAAGATGGATATGATGGATCTGCTTGGATGAATCCATTTATTGCAGTATTAGAAAATAATTCATTACCTGGGTCAGGTATTAAAGGTACTAAAAAACCATTAGGATTACATATTGGAGATGGATTTTCATCTTTATTTAAATTTGCACAATTTCCTATAACAAATAGTTTAATTAGAAATTCTACAGAGTCAGAAAATTCATTCTATGAAATTATGAGAAAAATGAATAATCAACCTTTAGATTCTTCTTTAAATTTTACACAAAATTTAAATAAAGAATTATTTCAAATTGATGATGCTATACATAAGTATAATCCTGAAGGTCTTTTTGTAAAAAAGAATGGAGGTTATGAAAAGATTACTAATATTAATCTTAATAGAGATATTAATAATATAATTGATACTACAAATAAATATGTAGTTGTTAGTCAAAAAACTGATGAATTTGGAGTTCCTTATGGAAATATAATTACAAAACCTATAAATATAAATTCAGTATTTGATTTATGGAATACATTAGGTGGTCAATATTCTATGGAATTAAAAGATGGTAAATTAGAATGGGGAGATCTTTCTATTAATGCTGTTTCAGAATATATGAATAATATAGGTAGTCAATCTAAAAATACTTTTAATCAGCCTTTAAAAGATTCTGTAGTTGCTATGCTTGCTAATAAATCTGCAGTTAAAATGGGAGCTACTAATGTAAATATTGTTGATACTTGGAAAAGTCCAGAAAATTTATTATCATTTAAAGTAAATACAACTAATTTTGGTATTCAAATGGATGCTAATCATGAAGCAGATGATTCTGAAATTACTGAAATGACACAAATTATTAGTATGCTTTCTGCTTTAGGATATACTTCTACTTATGCTGAAACTGCTTATACTGCATTAGCAGATATTATGGAAGAAAGTTTAAAAGAAGTTGATAAAGTATTAGCTGATAAAACTGGTAAAGAAGTTTATAAGTATTTATCTAAATTTGTTATAAGTGAATTTTCTAGAGCAAATAAAATTAGTACTGCACAAAATGTAATTGAAATTTTATCAAAAAATCAAGCAATTGGTATTCCATTTAGTGATAGTAGTATATTTAACTTATTTACTACTAATTTATTATCTAAATTAAATAAAGATACTCTACGTCGTAAATTATCAGGTCTAGCAGGTATTTTAAATCCTTCTCATGGTGTTATTCAATTATTTGAAGACTCTAATGGACGTAAAATGTTATGGAGTGACATGTTAAATGATATCTATAAAGGATTAGAAAATCCCAATGAAAGTGACCCATTATATGGTAGATTAAGAACTATACTTGCAACAGGAGAAATAAATAATACTAATGTTAATGCAGATCTTGTAAAAGAATATATAGCTACTAAATTTAAAAATATTCAAATTGATGCTGATAAAGTAAAACTATTTGATACTATATTAGTTAACGGTGAAGAAAAAATTTTATTAACACCAACTGATATACAAAATTTTACTGATACTATAAAACCAACTGATATAATTCAAAAAGTACAAGGAAAAGCTAGAGATTTAAAACCTGCTGAATTAACTTGGGTAGATAATTTAGGGAAAACACAAAATATTTGGACAACAACTCCACTTAGAATTGTAACTAATTTTGAACAATATAAAAATTCAGATGTATTAAAAGATTATTTAGAATTTGCTAAACCTATTTTAATATTAACAAATCCTAAAGATGAAGTTCCTATTTATAAATCAGAAGGTACACAATTATTTGAAGATTTACAATCTACTAATAAAGATATTAAATCTAATGCAGATACAGTAACTCATGAACTTCTTAATAATTGGACTCAAAAATTATTTAGTGCATTGAAGAATAATGTAATGTATAAAGATTTAGTTTTAAATAAAAAAATAGGTCGTTATGATTTTGGTACCTATTTTAAAGGAGATGATTTAGTACATAAAGTGGATACTAGTTATTATACTCAAGATAATTTTAATCCTATACAAAATTTTGTATTAAATAGAGCAGAGACTATTATTCCTAAAATTTATAAATCAACTTTAGATTTACATAATGATTCTTTACATGAAATATTATCTCAAGGAAAAGAATATTTTAAAGGAAAACTTAATGCAAATTATGAATTTTCTGAAAGTACTGAAAATATAGATGCTATGTTTAGAACTACTTTAGGAAATATAGGAGTTATGGTTTCAAATAAAAAAATAGATCCTTCTTTAAAAGAAAATATTATGTTAGAAGTTTATGAAGATTCTAATGATGTATTTAGAGTAGATGAATTTGGTGAAAAAATGTATAAAATGCCTAAAGATTCCTACATAATTAAAGAAGGTAAGGCAGATATATTAGTAGTGAATAATGTTAATCAAATAGCACAATTTGCAGGAAGTTTAAAGAACAAAACTAATAGTATTCAAATATTTGGTAATAATATAAAATCAAATGAAGATATGCAAACCCTATTAAAAGTAGGAGTTGATTATAATTCAGTAAAATATTACTCTAATAAATATAGAGAATATGGTAATACATTAGAATCTAATATTGATAATAAAGATAGTTACAAAACTTCACAAACAAGTGCAAATATATTTTATTTAGATAAACAAACTAATATTGATGTTATAGGTAATGCAATATATAATTCATTTCTTAAAACTCAAGAAATAATTGCAGGTCGTATTCCATCACAAGCATTACAATCTTATATGTCAATGCAAAATGTTGCTTTTACTGAAACAGGTTCAAGTGATGTATATGTATCATTATGGCAAATATATTTACAAGGGGCCGATTTTGATATTGATAAAGTGTATATGATGGCTTATGCATTAGATGCAAATGGTATGTATGAAAATTGGTCTCCATTATTTGATTATTCAAGTAAAGAAGCTTTAGATTTATCTGAAAAACTTCCTATACCAACTGGTATTCCTATTAATTTTCAAATTATGTCTACTAAAGAAATTAAAGGATTAAATAGAACTGGAGTTGATTTAACTGATACAATTAAAACAGCAAATGGTAAATTAAATCATATAGAAACTTTGAATTTAATTAATGATTTACTTCCACGTATTAATAAAAATCCTGATGAATTCTTTTATAGTAAAATAGCAGATGAAAGTGGATTAATGGATAAAATTAATCAACATAATACATATAGTAATCAAAAAGAAGGATTAAAAAATAATGTAGTAACAATGGTTCATAATGTAAATATGGATTTAGAAAATCAAGTATCTGCATATACCTCTATTGATTCTGGAACAGCACCATGAACTGAACAAGTTAAAAAAGCTGATACAGGAGATATTTTATCTGCACATAGTGTAGTTTCATTATATAAACTTAAAGAAACAAATTCTGTGGGTAAAGATACAGTAGGTGTAATGGCTAATGGTTTAAAAACATTTTTTGCATTAACTCAATATTTTAATAAATACTATAAATCAACTGACAGTATTTCTCCAAATGATAATGCTTATTTTATAAAGAAATTTAATATAGGTGGTGGAGATAAATATGTTAGTACAATTGGAGATATTAGAATTACTAGTGAACAAGCTGATATGATTAATAATTATATTAATAAAGTAGCTGATACTGATAATACTTATATGTATTTTAATAATAATGATATTTCAATTTCATTATCTGCATTAACTAGTTTAGCAGTAGATAATGCTAAAGAATTGGCATTGGCAAAACTTAATGCTGGATTAGAATTAGCAAGTATGCATATTTATTTAACTATATTAGGATTCACACCAAAAATGGTTGCAGATTATATGATGGGGCCTAATGTAAGTAGATTAGTTGCTTCTCTTAAATACAATTTCTTTACAGATGAAAAAACATCAGTAGATGATTTAGTAACTAAAAGTGGAGATAGACAATTTATTCAAATTTATCAAGGGGCTAAAGAATTAAGAGCATTAAATACCTTTTTGGCTTTAAATCAAGGAGTAAAATCTAATATCTATGAAATTCATGGTTCTTTAGAATCTATGAATCAAATTATTTATACTAGAGAAAGTATTTTATATAAAGGCAATACTGGAAATATGCAAAATAATTTTGATACAACTGTAGATAAAATGGTAAAAGAAATTAGTGTTAATAAACCATACTTAACTAAAGAATATATTAAAAATACATTAATACAAGCTCATAAAGAGAATATAATAATGCAGAATTTTAATTTAGATAAATATCTTAATGATCCTATGTATAGAAAAGTAATTGTAGATTATTATAATATATTAAAACATACTATTAATATCTTTGATAGTATAAATAATCTTCCTCATTTTTATCAAATGTTACAATCTTTAAATTCATCAGTAAATTTATTAAAAGTAACATCAGCTAGAGTAAGTTTTATTGAAGATACAGTTCCAGTAGTTTTAAAATATTATAAAGATACATTAAAAAAGAAAATCACTATTAACAATGATCCCTTTGCACCATTAATATATTCTAAAGATGGGGCAAAAGCAATGAGTACTTTATTTACTGATCATGTTATATATGAATGAATGAAGTCTCCTGATTTAGATTTTTTTAGTCTTAATTTAGAACAAATTGCAAACTTAACATCTAATTCTAAAATTGAATATTTTAATGATAAAGGTAGATTTTCAAATGATAATGTAGAAACTACTGCTGGGAATGTAATTATAGATACTAAATCTTTAGATAATTTAGCTACAATTAAAGTACTTATGGAGAAATATTTGATTCCTTATTTAAAAGAAAATGAATCTGATAATACATTTGTTAAATATTTAATTAAAGCTACTAATAAATATTCTAAAAGAGAATTCTATAAATTAAATATTAACATGAGTGCTTTAAATGATAGTATATCTGGACCATTATTTAATGAATTACTTAGTTCATTTAATGAATTATCAGATAAAAATAGTGGTTTAACTGGAGAAAATGATACAAACTTAAATTGAGGTGACATATTTTTTGTTTATAATACTATTATAAATAAAAATGCAATTGGAAATGAAAGAATGAGTAGAATTTTTGATGATTATGTACAAAAACCAAATTCATTAGCTATTAAATTACCAATATTTTTTGCAGAATTTGATAATAAAACTAGAACTTTAGATATTAGTCCATATGATATAATGTATAGTTTATATAATAAACATGGAGTATTAGACCTTGTAAAAAAATCAGGGGAAAAAACAATACCAGAATCATTAGAAATATTAAATCAACATTATACTTTAAATGTGGATTTAATTCCTTCAAATAATGAATCTAAATTAAAAAATCAATTATTAACCAAAATTATGAATGCTATGAATAATGGGCATTTCACAATAGATTTAAACTGTAACTAATGGCTTGTGACTATATAATAACAACTAAAGATGGAGGTACTTTTAAAGTACCTTCACCTTTTGATACGAAATCTGATACATTATTTTCTAGTATTTTATCTAATTTAGATACTAAAACTTTAGGGCAATTAATGTCTACTATTCAAACTTCTATAAATAAAAAGATACCTAATAAACCAGTAATATCTGAAGAAATAATAAAACCAACAGATAATAATGAACTATTAGATACAATATTAACAGAAATGACTTCTAAATTTGGTATACAATTTGTACAATTTAATAAAGATAATTATGCAGATATACAACAATTATCAGTAGAAGATTTAAATAAAGTTAAAGCATTTGCAAAAGATGGTGTAATTTACTTTAATAAAACAGAAGGAACTATTGAAGAACCTTTACATGAATTTATGCATTTGATTTTAAATACATTAAAAGTTAGAAATCCAACTTTATTTGAAAATATTGTAAAAAATATGTATAAAGTAGAAGGATATCAACAAATTGCAGATTTATATCCAAATTTAACAAGATTAGATTTAGGTGAGGAAGCATTTGTAAGATTATTTTCTAGTAAAGCAACAGAATTAATGCAAAGTACTGATTTAATGACAGCTGTTAAACAATCATTAAACGATATATTACAACCAACTAAAGATACTTCTAATATATCTACTGAAGATTTACTTGATTTATCTATAACAGACTATATAAATCAATTTGGAAGTGAATTAATACAAGGTAAACAAGGTTTATATAATAAAACAGATAGTAATTTAGGAACTCAAATCTTAAATATAAAACAAAATTTAATGGAATCTAAAGAATTAGGAGAAAAATGTTAATGGAGGGATGTAAATATATATTAAAAAGTAAAGGAATGGAATTTGATTCTGAATTAGAATTAAATGATTATATTAAAAATAATATTGATGATTTTGACCATACTGGTAATATTGTTTATAGTTTGGCAGATAAAAAAGAAATTAATGTTTCTAAAATAAAAGAATTAATTAAAACTTACAGCCAACGTGTAAGTGATGGTACTTCTTTATCTGTTAATGATTTTCTTGTACAAGAACATCAAATTGGAGAAAATACTGAAAGATTAGTTCCAGAATATATTGAGGAAAATAGAATTAAAAATACTATTACTCAAATTATGAAAAATAATCCTAGTTATACTGAAGCATTTGCTAGAGCAGAAATATTAAATACTATTGCTCAAGAAAATAAGATGGTAAATGTAGGTACATGAATGCATAAACTTTTACAAAAAGGGTGAAAAAGTACTTCTAGCTCAGATTTTATATCTGAGTTAGCAGGTATGGCTCAATTTAAAGATGTATTAGGTACAACAGATGAAACCGCACAACGAAAAGTTAGTGATGCTATTATAGAAGTTATAAGATTAATTTCATCAACACATCCAAATGCAACATCATTTCCTAATCTTCAAATTGTAACTGAAGATATGCTAGGTAGAAAAGTTAATGGAAAAATTGATTTACTTTTAATTGGCGAAGATGGAAAAGCTCATATTTATGATTTAAAAATATCTACTAAAGCATTTAATGATTGGGATTCTGCTAAAAAATTAAATACTAATTATCAATTGGGAGCATTAAGACAAATGTTATCTGCAAATGGAGTTAATATTCAAGATGCAACATTAAATGTAATTCCTATTACTATACCATTTGGTAATATAAATAGAATGCAAACTGATATAAAAATTGAATTATTAAATCCTAAAACTCAATTAAATAATAAATTAAATTATTTTCAAGGAGATGTAAGTTTAAAACTTAAAAAATACTTACCATCTACTATATCTAATGCAGATGTTGAAAATGTTCATTTAGATAATACTTTAATTGATCAATTAGGTGTTTTATTTCCTAAATTTAATTTTGAATCTCAACAAATTAAAGTTAATTCAGAAGAATTATTTAATAACGCATCTAAAACTAAAAATTCAAATGGTGAATTTCAATTCTATAATAAATTACAAGGTAAACGTACTACAGCAAAAAATGAAACTGAATTAAAAGAAAAAATTGATCAGTATGTTATAGATTTAGATCAACAAAAACATACAGTTATTGAGGGTTTATATGAACAATTGGATGGTTTTATAAAAACTGGACAAAAGCCTGAAAATTTATTTGGTAAAAATACTAATGCAGTTTTAAATGAAGCTATTTCATATAATTTTGATAAATACATGGATGGTACATGGAATCTTATTAAAATAGATGCATTAATGTCTGCTGGTATTTTAGGTTTTCAAAGTGAAAATGGCATGCTAGAATTCATGGTTATTTCAACTAATAGAAAAAATATATCTTATAAATTACCAGAAGGTAATTCTTTATTAGGTAAATTTCTTAATAATGAAAAAGCAAGAGAATTCTTTCCAGAAGTATTAGAAGCAACTACTAGTAATATTGAATTAATGAAAGTATTAACTGTACTAAATTCAATACCTGAAATCTTTAATGGATATACATTAGGAGATATAAAATTTCTAAATTATCTTGAAGGTAAAGCTGATTCTAAAGATTTAAATATATTAATTAGAAATTTTAATGCATTAGCTGAAAAAGGAGGTATTGAAAGTAATTTTAAAAATAGTAAAATTAAACCTGTTGAAACATTAGATTATATATATAATAATTTAAATTCAATTCTTAAAGTAAGTACAAATGCTGCATTGACAGATATTTTTAATGCTGTTGAGAGAGAAGATTTAATTACATTAAAACTTGAAACTTTACAAGAATTAAGACAAAAGATTTTAGATATGCCTAATCAAGCTTATTTAAAAAATAAATCTCCTAATGAAATGCTTAATTTTAATACACAAGAAGAATATGCATTATATTTAGTTAGTTTAGGAATTGCCTATTATTCTGGAATTACTAATAATGGAGATTATATTATCCCTCAATTAGGAATAAGTGGTGCTAATACTGTAGATGTTTTAAAGTCACCATTTACTTATAATGAAACTTCAAGAGATAAACAAGGTAATAAAGTTGTAGGGTTTCTTGGAGGTTTAACATTTGCAACTGCAAGTACACTACCTTCTAAAGATTTACATAGTATTGTAAATTTAGTAAGTATTGGTAATCAAAGAATTAGAGGTGAATATGAAAAAGTATTAACTGAAATTATACCACATACTAAAAAATATTATAAAGATTCAGGATATTCTGAAGTTTATCAACATATAATTGGTAACACATATCCATTACATGATAATTTTTATAAAAGAATGTCAGATGATACTTTAGATCCAGCAATGATGTTTAAAAATCCATATGATGAACATGAATCTTTATTAGTGCCTCAAAGAGACTATTTAATGAGAATGTTATGGGAAATAAATAAAAGACGTTTAGGATTATCTATAGAAGAAAAACAAACCGATTATAAAAAAGCAGATAAATTAGAGAAAGTTATAAAAGCTGGTGATAAATATTTCGAAGTACCATTAATGAGGGGTACAGATGCTTCTAAATTGCATAATATAACACTTAAAAATACTCTTGAATCTATAAAAAATAAAGTTGATGAAGTTAGAGATTATATAGATCCTAGAGAATTAACTGAAGAACAACGTATTAATGTAGTTAAACAAAAAAATAATTATCAAAATATGTACAATCAATTTAGAATGTCTGAAAATTCAAGATCTAAAATGATTGCAAATAAAGGAGTTAAATATTTTGAGACTAATCTTGATAGAATAACATTAGAATATGTATATGCTGATATAAAAGAAAATATAATGAATAATGTATTAAGTAAAATGAATTCAGCAATTTATTTACTTAAATTTTATGCTAAACAATCTGGGGATGATATATCTTCAACTCTTCAATATTTTCAAGATTACATACAATCAAATATATATAATGAACCTATAATTTCATCAGAATTACAAGATGTAGTTAAATGAGTAGAAGCTGCAAAAGGTTTTACAAGTAAATTAATTATGCCTTTTAGACCTGCAATGTTAGTAAAAGAATTAAGTATGGGAACAATTGTTAATGTTTCAAGAGCTTTTACACAAATTTATGGAGAAAATTCATTTAATATTAAACATTTAGCAGAAGCATATAAAGTTATGATAGGATCTAATAAACAATTTTCAAGAGATTTTAATAAAGTAGATGCTGTTAATAATGCCTATGGTGTAGTAAATTTAGATATGAATGTACTTGTTAATAAAACAAGAACAGATAGAGTTGGGGCATTAAATGCATTTAATGAATGGATGTATTTTACTGCAGGACATGGTGATTATGTAAATAGAATGACTTTATTTATTGCACAAATGATACATGATGGTGTATGAGATGCTCATACTGTAAATGAAGATGGGCATTTAATTTATGATTTTGAAAAGGATACTAGATTTGCAGAATATAATGCTCATAAAAACTCTAAAAATTATACTTCAAAAGCATTTTTAGATCAAAAATCTCTCTATAAAGTAATTCTACAACAATTTAATACAGAAGGTTATACTAAAGAAGATGGTTCCTTGTATACAGAAGGAGATGCATTACCACAAGCATATACAGTTAAAGATAAAGAAAGTTTAAAATCTTTTGCTGATTTAGCTTATGGTTTTTATGATCATGAACGTAAATCTATGTTTAATAAAACTGCAACAGGTATTGTATTTATGCAATTTATGACATTCTGGACTGCTAAAAAAGCCTTATGGTTTACTAAACCTGGAAGTACAGAAAATAGTCAAGGTATGTGAAAAACTAAAGAAGTTATAGATCCTACTGATGGTATAAAGAAAACAGTATTTAAACGTGAATTTAAAGATGAAAATGGTATTATAGAGCATGTAGAAGAAACATTTGAGAATGATGGTAAAATGGAACCAGTAAAATATTGGGAAGGTAATCCACATGTTGGATTATTTTATGCATTAACTCATACTTTTAGAGATTTAAGTAGAGGTAATTTTAAAGAAGCATTTGCAGATACTAAACGTAATAATAGATCAAAACAAGCTTTACATGATATACTTGCTGTAATGTTTTATGCATTTATTGCAAGATTAATGTTCGGAGCAGCTAGAGAAGCTATGGGAATGGATACAACAGTTGATCCATTAAAACCAACTAAAAATGGTGGAGATTTAACTATAGTACAAAATTCATTATCATTACTTGAAAAATCCCAATTAAAAGCCTTTGGTGAATTTAATCCAGTATCAAATATTTTTGGTGGATTTAGTTGGGAACCAGCATTTGCTACTAAAGTTACAAATGTAGTTACTGGAGCTCAAAATGTAATTTTTGGTGATGGAGATCTTCTTAACTATGCTAAAAAGAATGTTACAATGTTAGAAAATTTCAATATTTAAAAAAATAGCCCCTATATATCGGTTAAGATACATAGGGGCTATTATTATTTTAATTAAGAATTATAAAATTTACGAGCATATTGTCGTCTTAAACTCTCCATTTTTGCATTTGGTGCAGGATTTTCAAAATGTTTTCTAAATAATTCAGCTGCATCTTCTGGAGTTTTTGCTTCTTTTATCTTAGAAAGAACACCACTATAACTATTATTTAATTCATGCCATAGATATTCCATTTGACCATTTACAGAGGTATTATCTAATCCTCTTGCAGTTGAAAAGTTTTTTAAATTAGTCCATCTTCCTTGACCTACAGTTGGATCTCTCCATTGTGCTAACCCAAAAGATGTACCTTTATCCCCACCTGCTGTGGTATTTAATCCAGATTCAACCATTAAATTACCAACTACACCAGAAGCTGCTTCTTTAGATAAACCTTTATTAGTTAAAAAAGAAACCATATCTTTAGCTACACCTGTTTGTCCTTTACTAATTTTTATATTAGCAGTAATTGGGGTTTCTTTAGGTACAATTGGTGTTACAATTTGTGGTGTAGAAGTTGAAAATAAAGGACTAGTAGATTTTATAACATCAGGTATATTATAATTTGGTAGAGTTGGTGTTTGTATATTAGTTATTGGTGCTGTATAAATAGGTGCACCTGTATATTGTACAAAAGGTAAAAGTACAGAGGTTTCTCCTGGATTATATTTATTCATATACTCTGCATATTGATTTATATCATTTGTTGTATCGTAGTCCATATTTTTAGATTTATTTAATTTGTAAAGGTACAAAATAAAACCTATAAAAAATACTAAAATATAAATAAAAAAAAATAGCCTAACCACATCATCACGACGGGGTTAGGCTTCACTACTTTATAAACAAAAAAGTATTTTTTACGTGTACTACACGTTATATTTAAGAAAATAGTTTACTCCAGGCAGATTTTCTGGATAAATTATTTTCTAATTGAGTTTTAAATTCTTCTTTATTATTGTTATCAATTGATATTCTTTGATTAATACCAAGTAATAATTCAATAATTTTTGATTCTAATGCTTCTACTGATTCTGGTATTGACTCTGTAGAATTTAT